TTATATTCAGAACATTTTCTACATTTATTACAATTACTTTCTTTGTATTGTGCATCACATGGGAACAGATCAACAGTATTATTATTAACAACTAACTTAGCTTTTTTACCTGTTTCTAGTTGTTGCTTAACTGCAAAGTTAAACAGTTTAGTATCAGTAATTACAACATCATGACCATTTAAATAATGCTTAACCGCTGTTCTTCTGTTCTCTGTTGATATGTTTATAGTAAATTTATTAGTACTAAACTTTTTAATTACTTCTAAATTATATTGAGAGTGCTTAGGGTCACAATGTAAATGAGAATAAGTATAAGCAGTAATATTATTCTCTTTAGTAGCGTTATAAAGTTTATTTAAACTACTAATAGATATTTTTCTCTCATCGTTCTTATAGGTCACACTTGGTAAATCTCCTGAGACATTCAAGCGTAAAAAGCTTTTAGGTCTTAGGCTTACTATTTCATCAATTAACTTTGTGAAGTCGTAACCTCTTTCAAAGTTTGACACCTTGTTAGCGTTCCAGCTGGTCGGACCTTTCTTGGCGTAACAGTCTTTATATAGTGGGCAATGTTTAGAACAAGTAATCCAGGAACTAGTAGTAGCACTCACAAACTTGTTAGGCTTATCTGTTAGTTTTCGGTTAGCTGTTCCCTCTTTCAAATGGTAGTTAGCGTTCATGATAGTAAAAAGTAAAGGGCATAAAAATAGACCCTCTTAACAGAGTTAAAAAGGTCTAATGAGTATTAATAATTCTGATGAATGTTCTTTAAAAGAATAAATAATAAAGTACAAACACAGAACCAAATAATAAAGCTTGTCATCTGTTCCTCTGAGCTGCTGTAAGTGATGGATGACCATCATAAGACCAGTAGTTAGCGGCTATAGAATCCTCTACTAATGCTTCGTACTGTTCATCTGTTAAACCAACAGTCTCACCATTAGTGATTAGATAACATTGATCAATTTCCATTTGAATCCTCAAGTAATGTGGAGTAATTAACGTTTGAATAAATCTTTAGAACTTTATCTAATTGTTTTAAGAGATCATTCTTAGTTGATTGATCTAAATTAGACTCATTAATGAATTTAATTTCATCAATAACATTCATTTCTAAATCTTTAGGCATTTTGCAACCCTCCATTTATTAACCTCAAAGGCTGTTTAACTGCATCAGCTGCTCTTTCTATAAATGCCCTGAACTTCTCACGATTTGTGAGCTGTATAACTTCTATAGATTGACCAGGTTTTACAGGTTTTATTATCGCTAGGCTTTCGGCTTTAGCCGCTGGTTGTTTCCAGATAAAACCCTTAACAACTGTCTCAAATAGATCATCTGACTGTTCACACCAGTCAAGAGCTGAATTAATAGGATAATCAGTTCTAATTCTTCTAAATGTTTTTAAACATCTTCTAACTGTTTTACCCTCACAATCAGTAACTTTAATTGTGGCATAAGTAACAGATGGAAAGAAATCATAGACTAGCTTTGCACTGTCAAACTCTCTAAATGTTCCTAGCAATATATAAGCATCCTTAGGCTTTGGACCTTTTAGCATTACTTGATAAGTTCCATGCTCTTTAGAATCGTAGGCTATTCGGCCTTGTTCTACTCTGGATAGTTCAGAGTTCTTCTTAGTCTTAGAAGACATAATAATGAGTTAATGAAAGGATTGAGAGGTGGCTAAACCTCAATGTCATATTGCCAGAAAATGATGACTAATCAAGTTAAGTAATATAAATAATTATTAATGAGTGTTAAGTCTGGTTGTGTCCTTGCTCATGGATAAATAAAAAAATAAATTCTCAGTTTAGCCATCCTATTGAGAATCATTAAGAATCGTAGTTGAGAATCATTAGTGGTAGCTTATTGAGAATGTTATGGAAATATTAAGCTATATTATGACGCTTTTTGAAGTGGCACAGGGGGTAACCGTGTCCTCTATCGATTAATAAGGTGCTCAAAAATACGAAATAAAAATATTTTACCTAGTAAATATCTAGTAATAACCACAGTTTAACCATTACGACCACAGAACCAGCAACTAAGAGCCACAGAAGGGCATCAACCATACCCTTTACGTCCTCTAGGTCTATTATCAGCCCTATTAGAGCTTTTAGACCTAACTCTAAGGTTAGAAGGTGAGTTATCTTGAGGATTACCGTTTTTATGGTCTACATCACCTTTAGGTTTGTAGCCTAACTGCTTAGTTTTAAGAGTACGAGCTGTATTTCTCTTACTTCTATTAGCTATTTGTTCAGGTTTACCCTGGTAGTTATCATATTCTTTTCTATAGTTCCTTGACATTGTTAAGAATTTTAAACTAACAGTAAAGAAGCAGTATTAGAAAATTACTTTTAAGTGAACTTTAAAGTGTTAGTTAAACTAATATATTAATATTATACATAGGTTTGGTCATATTGTGTCATTTTCATTACTATTGCTTAAATGGCCCTATAAGGGTGGTCTAATTATCCAACCAATTAGAGTTACCCAAAGTAGCATTAGAAGCCTTCTGAAGGTCTTCTAGGGTCTTTGCGTAGCCAAGTACACCTACATTAAGACCACCTTCACCTTGAATGAATTTACGTTCAAGTTCCCACTGTTCTCTTTCTCTAGCTTTTATAGCTTTTTGTTCAGTGACAGCCATATTCTCAGTGAAGTATTGTACCGCCATTGCTAAAGCATCTAAGCGGTCATCATGTCTAATCGAGTTTTTCTCTTTGGTAATTCTGGTCATTTGCCAGAAGAGTTGGTATTGGGATCTAGTTTCACTTGGATAGCATTCAGTAGAGGCAATATCTTTAGCGACTATGTCAGTGTCAATCATGAGCCTGTGTTGGTTCATAACAGGTTCAAGGGTATCAATAATCCTGACTTCTTTTTGTTTTGTATGTCTGACCTCTTCAATAGAGCATGGGTAAATAGATCCAAGGTAACGTTTGAGAAGCTCACTGAACATACCGAGTCCAAGGTTACTTTCGACCAGTATTTCTTTAACCTTATATTCCTTCGCAATGAGGGTGAGTTTTTTAAGATTAGTTTCGCTGTAACCACCCCTAAGCCCACCAGAAGCCAAGAGGAAGAGGTTACCATTCAAGTAAGCAACTACCGCATAGCCAAGTTCATCGCTGCCTCTTCCAGAAGGGTCTATAGCGAGAACAACCCCAGAGTACTCAACAAATTCAGACCCGATTTGTCCAGGTTTGTAAAAGAGATCACCGTGAAGCCCCACAGACGGTAAATCTAAAGCTTTATCACCGTTAGCGGACCAAATGACCTTATCAGGACCATGTTCTCTGTGAAGTCTAAAGATACATAGATCTTGAAGTTTAAGAGGGAATCTTTCTTCATCAGAGAGGCTAATATCAAGAAGGAACTGGAGGTTAAACGTGGACCTACCAATGGATTCCTTTCGAGCTTCTAGTTCCTCCCAACCAAATCTTTCTGGGTCAGTTGGATGACCAGCCAAGCTTTTATCAGTGTCTAGTTGAGCTGTAATTTTAGGAGCTAAACGATCTCCGTAGTAATCTTTACGTTTCTTAGCTGTTGGGTATAAGGCTGGCCAAATTCTAGGAGAGTAACCAGCCAGTTCAAGTTTTGCGTAAATACTGTCCTGAGTGTGTGGAGTACCAAGGAAAACAATTTCTCCCCCAGGTTTAATAACTGAATCAAACTCTTTAATACTTTCTCTAAGTTTGTCTCTAATGAGCTGTGTTTCGCAGCTTTGAGGAGTTTCTACGTCATCGGCAACGATAAGGTCTGCTCTAGACCCTGTGATTTGCCCGAAAATGCCGCTAGAACGAACGGAAGGGCTTTGATCGGGTTTAGAGCCATAAACATCGAAAGCGACCTTAGAGAACCTCTGAGTGTCGCTAGGGAAGAGATCCTTCACCATGAACCAATTTCTTAGAAGGTCATGACAAAAGACACTGAAAGCATCAGCACGATCTTGAGCAGCTGAAATAACTAATACTTTTGTATCAGGATTCTTTCTTAATCTCCAAAGTACATAACCTGCAGTCAGGAAGCTTTTACCACAGCCACGGTAAGCCATGATAATTCTTCGACTAGGACCGTTCTGTAGGTAATCAGCTAACTGATACTGAACAGGTGTTGGGCTAGGTAATCTTAAAAAGTGCCAGAGATGAGTAGCAAAAACTGGAAAGCTATTAATGGCTTCCTTAATAATTTGTTGCTGCTTATCATTCTTAGGCACTTATATAAGATTTAACTTTTGACATATCAATCTCAGGAAGGTTAGAGATCATTTCACCGATAGCTGAAACGTCTCCGTTCTTATCAAGAGTGATACCTTGATCTTTAAGGAATTTAATAGCGTTAGCAAGGTCAGAAGCCTTGACATCATCTCTATTAAGCTGAGATACCAGTTTAGTAGCTACGAGTCTGTGGAGAGCTTGTAACTCGTCCTCAGAAGCCATACCTACTGATTTTCTTCTAGCCATTACCTACTGTTACCTTTTTGTTAGGGAATAAGTTCTTCTCAATCAACTCTACTGCTCTATCGTCAATAGTGTTATCAGTTGAGGCTACTAGTTTTTTAAGTAGGTCAACAATTAACTTTTTAACTGAGTCAGATTTGACAAAGGTGAGCAGGATAGGTTTGAGCAGGAGAACCATTTTAAAATTTTAGCTGTAAATAGGATACTACTAATTTGGTGGTCTTACCTGGACTTTAGTTATCCCTCTGTCTTCTTGAGCCTTTTTAGCTGCTTCAGTAGCCTTTTTAATTTCAAGTTCTCTCTGTCGTTTTAAACCAGTTTCTCTGACTCTTTGTTCAACGGCAGCTTCTCTGTGTATGGCGGTGTGTCCAGGCATAATTAAAAACCAACTTCTCCTGATTCTAAGCTAGGACTTTCTCTTTTTGGACTTTCTTCTTGATTTTGATGTGCTTCTAAAGTTCCATCTGCTACAGGATTATTCCAAATATCATTCAAGATTGTTCCAGCTGCTGTTGTTGATATACCACCTTTAAGGCTAGTAATAACTCGTATAGCAGACTTGATATTATCTATAGCTTGTTTTCTAGTTGCTGGATCTATAGCAGCTCCACCTCTAGATGAGCCACCACTATCCATTCTTGACGTTGTATCAGGTCTTCCTCCTACATAACGAGTGTTACGACCTAAGGACGTGTTTCTAGCTTCTATGGTTGAACGTACTTTTGAGGTATCTGGTGTTCCACCGCTACCATAAGTAGGGTTTGTTTTAGGTCTTTGAGGGAATCTCTTATCTGTACCAGAGGTAGTTGTAGCAGTTGAGGTTGACTGACGTTGACCTCTACCTGAAAACTGTTTTCCTTTAGAATCGAACTTATCACCTGTTACTGGTGTTTTCGTAGCTTTTCTAGTGGATCTGTTATAAGAACCTTTTACCTTACCTCTACCAGCTTTTCCTTCTCCTCTGCTTTCAGAAGAAGTGACTTTGTAACCTGATTGTTCTTCAGCCATTTACTTGTCCTTTTTGTTCTTTTGTTGCTTTTTATAACCACTAATGGCTCTACCCCAGAAGGTTTTATGCTTTTCACCGTCTTTTTGGTTAGAGTGTTGGTTTAATTTTTGAAGTAATCCCGAATGGTTAGGGATTTTTTGGATTCCTCTGTCAGCCATTATGTAGTTTTATAACCTTTTACCATTTTGGCACTTTTTTCAGATTTTGAGTGTTTAGAGAACTTTTTTGCTACGCTAGGTTTATTAGCATAGAGATACTTTCTCTGATTATTTGATTTAAAAGGCATGGAAGAAAACGAGAAAAATAAGGATGAAGATCATGAGGCTCAGTTTCTCCTAATCAGTACATTTGTAAGATTAGGAGTCGTTCTGTGGGCTGGATTTATCATTAGTTTAAATTATATAACTTTCCCCTTTTTAGGTCCACAACAACCTAAAGATACTAGCTTTATAACTTTTCTATTTGGAAGTGCTTTAGCAACATTTGGTATTGACGCTAAAAAGAAAGAGAAAGATAATGGACATGGAGGTAATTGTCAGAAAGTTATAATAGAAACTCCTATTAAGATTGTAAGAAACGACTAAAGCAATGAAAAAGTTATTGTTATTAATACTACTGTTAACACCAGTAGCAGCAAGTGCTAATCAAGTTACACCTGCGTTTACAACAGGTAGTTCTAACTCAACTACAAATACTACTCAAACAGTAACTAGAACACAGCAAATACAGATCTACGGAGCTAATGTAAAGACTTGGGAAGGTACGAACGTCACTCCCTCTACTACAATTACAGCAACAGATGCTACTTATAGTGTTAATGATGCAACTTTGCCGTGGTCACTCAATATAACAACAAGAGACGCTGGTTTAGTGGAGCAACACGACATCAACGAAACCATAAATACAACCTCTGTTATTACTTCCTTATCTGTCTTCTCTCAGTAAGTCCAGTAAGGGCAGAAGAGGAAGATGCAAATCAATCTATAGCAGCACCTAACGCAGTAGGAAATAGTAGCATCATTAACCAGAATATGCAGGTTAATCAAGGTGCTACCTCTAAAAATTATTACGGAAGGAACATCGTTTGCTCAACTCCTTCAATGTCTTTTACACCGTTTTATACGGGTAATGACTCTCAATCTGAAGCGTACTCTATAAGCCAGGGATGGGGCTTCCAGATGAGTTTTATGGTTCCTTTAGGTAACGAATATCATAATAGTTGTAAAGCTTTGGTACAAAGGAATATAAAGAGAGCTGACGCAGAAAATTTAAAGGTTAACTACGACAGAGAGCTTATTAGGTTTAACCAGTGTGCAAAGCTTTATTCCACTGGTTATATGATTAATCCTGCTAGTCCTATGTTCGGACTCTGTGGGGATATTATTTCGATTGATTCTTATGTTCTTCGGAATCAGAAGGCTTTTGAAGTTCCTTCTTCAGAACCTTAGTAAAGATCTTCTTGAATATCTTCTTTA